CCCCAAGCGTCCATGATTTTAGCCCTGGACGCACATTGGCAGCCGGCCTCTTCCTGGAGTTTGAACCAGGAGAGGAGTTGTTTCAGGGCTGTTCCTGGGAGGCAGGGGGTCATGCGGGGGGCACGCGAACGGCCGCCGAATCGCTGAAGTACGGCGACCACAACACAAAGCTCGAATGTGCCGCTGCGCCGCCGCCGCCGCCGCCGAGGGAAAACGAGATTAGTGGAGGTGAGCTAAATTCGTAGGTCCGAGCCTGTTCTGGGTAATCGATCCAGGCATATGAAACGCTTCCGTCCCACCAATGCCTGTAAAATTTCCACTGGCCGATCTGCGTTTGAGAATAAGGGCTCGGAACCGGATACGCGTCGCCAACTATCGTGGCCTCCGTGGGCCTGGAGACCACCGACTCTGGCCTTGCTGGAGACAATGAAAGCGAAATGTTGCAAGCAATTGCCTCGTTGAGCGACAGCGTCCGAAACGCAGCGTTCGGCCAAGCTCCGATGTAGTATTGACTCGTCATTCTGTGCGAAGGCTTTTCTCTGCTAACAACTACAACCCTCGGAGCAGAAGAAAATTTTCTTTTGTTAAAATCCTCGCTTGGAGTGAACAAAAATCCGGGCGGGCTGTCCGTGGAAATAAACGTGCCGGCCGGCAAGACGGCTCCACGATCTTCTCTGCCGCCGTCGAGGTACACGTCGGCAGCGGCCAAGTTGTTTCCGCTGCCTAAAGTTGACCAAATAACGGTTCCTGAAATTGTTCCCGTGGTCGAGTTGATTGCAACATTACCAACTGGCGGAAAGTCCCAAGACTCTGGACGACCGCCCCTGAGGTAGAAGGTTGTGTCCAGCGTGTACCCACCCCCCGGCGATGAAACAACGATCTCTTCTGTCGAACTTGCGGAGGCAGCGGCCCCCTCGCCGGAGGTGTCGACGACAAAAACTTCAGGCAGCCCGCCGGGCGAGTAGCGAACAATCGGCAAGGCAGTAACGCCGATGGGCGATGTAATGAAAATGCCGCTTGACCAGGAATACTTTGTAATGTAATTGCTTTTTCCGAGCCACACCGGCCCAATCATTTTTAGTTCAAGCGAATCTCTTTCGTAGGCTCCTACTCCTTCAGTCCATGTGTCACCGGCCATGAGTGCTGGCCTGTAGTTCGCGCGAAAAGCAGCGTCGCCGTTTGGGGGCGAGGCCTGCATGGGCGGCCCGTCGCCGGACGCCCCGACGTCCACGCTAAAAGCGCCAGAAAGGCACGACAGTTCAACGTGAGGAACAATTGAGTTTTCGAGATAGACTTCTTGAGGCGAGGAGAATTCGCCCCCAGACGCAGCCTCCGGAGGGACAGACTCAATCGGGCCGCCGAGCGAAGTGCTCTCGCTGGAGCCCCAGCCCGTGCCGCCCGGTAAAGCGAAAGTGTTGAATCTCCTGTCCGACAACAGGGCGTAGTTCTGCCCTGGGTCAACGATGTTGGCGCCGCTCTTTGGACCGGCGATCCGCAGTTGAATGTACGGCAAGAAATCTGGGTCAGACGGGTTCTCCGCCAGGAAATTGTTGCTCATGTCGACGGAAACGGACGGCGATGTCTGGTATCCGCTGCCCTGGGAGGTGATCTTTACAGCGACAACCGATCCGTTGATCCTGGCAGTGGCAGCCGCGCCCGCCCCTGTCGTGGAAATGGACGCAGTCGCCGCCGCCCCGTCGCCGCCCCCGCCGCTGAAGAAAACAAAAACTGGCTCTCCTGGCTCAAAGCCGTACCCGCAGTCCGTAATAGACACCGACGAGACTGCCCCAGATATGCTTGCAGCCGCACTCGCGCCCGTGCCGATGCCGCTTACAATCAGGCACTTTGCGTCGCCTGAATAGCCCGAGCCGCCAGCGGTCAATGTAACTGATTGAATTCTCCCGCCAGAAACGCTCGCCGTAGCCGTTGCGTCACTCCCTCCCGTGAAGTATAGAGTCGGCGCAGCGGCATATCCATAGCCCCCAGAAACAATCTCAACGTCCTCAATGGCACCGTCCGAGACCGTACATTTGAGAATTGCTTCGACGTACTTCGCAAAGGAGACTGTCGGTGGCTGAAAATATCCGGCACCCCCGTCGTCTATGGCAATTGACGAAACGACACCCCCGGAAACAACGGCGTGAGCCTTCGCTTGCCTGCCGCTTGCTGGGTCGTAGCCGCCGACAAGCTCGACCAGGGGCGGATTGACATACCCCTGCCCTCCGCTCAGTACGGAAATGGATGCTACGGATGCTGAAATCCTGCACTCCGCTTTCGCACCCCCCCCGCACGGTGCGACTACGCCGACTAGGGGCGAAGACGAATAGCCGCTGCCTCCGTTTGTGAGCGAGATCGACTCAATGTGCCCAAACGGCTGCAACGAGACCGTAGGCTGCCGCCGATATCTGCCGCCGTACTGAATATCAATCGAGTCGACTGCCATCGAGAGCGTGACGCCAAGTTTTGCGTTCCCGGCGGAGGCGGAAGTCCCTGTTGCGTATCCCGAGCCTCCAGACGTTACTTGAACCGAAGTTATTGCGGCGTCGAGCGTAGCGGAGGCGGATGCCCCCGATCCGCCTCCGCCTGAAAACGACACGCTCGGCTCTGACGTATATTCGGAGCCTCCGGATGTCACGATGACCCTCGCGACCTTGAACTTTCCTTGGCCGTCTCCCGAGAGCACGGGAATTGCCGTGGCCCCGGAGCCGCCGCCGGAAAAAGACACGACGGGCTCCGAGGTGTACCCAGAGCCGCCGTTGGTTACCGTGACGTACTGAACGTATCCCTTGATTTGCGCTGTCGCCGCTGCGCCGCTGCCGCTTCCGGAGAATGAAATTGCTGGCGGCGACCGGAATCCGCTCCCCCCGTCAGCAACAGTCACTGAGCCGATTGCCCCAGAGCACGACGCGGAGGCAACGCCGGGGACTCCGTTCTTTGAAAACAGCACTTCCGGAGGACACCTATACCCTGAGCCACCAGACGTCACTTTCGTATCGTAGACGGGCCCCTGAATGACTGACTCCAATGAGGCGCCGTCGCCGGTGCCGTCATTTGCCGTCACCGTGAGGGCCGGAGGCGAATGAAACCCGGCACCAGGGCGTATGATCGCCGCGCCTCTCGCTTTTCCATTTATGGGATTTCGGATAATCGCCGTGCCGGGCGGCTGACCAATCGAAATGACGGGCGGCTCCGTGTACCCGCCCCCAGGAGAGTCAAGGCTAATTTCCAGATCGACCGCGTGCCTGACTCTGCCAGGCGCCGATCCTGTCCCCTCCACGTTTGACGGCGCAGTGTAGAGCTTATTGGTGGAAGACAGCCTCCCGACTGCCCTTGATTGATTTGTCGGCCTATCGAGCGTCAGGAGCGGGTCGATGATTGCAATGTTGTCAAAGTAGTGGCCGACCGATCCGTCGTTCATCCAGACGATGTCGCCTCTTGAGTCAACAACTCCTGGGGCTTTTCTAAACTGGGCCTCCTCAATTTCGCAAAGCTCAAGCGAGCCATTGCCTTCAAGCACACACAGCGGGGGCGATACCGAGCGAGGGAAAACGAAATATTGCCAGTACGAGAAGGGGGCCCTCCTGCTTAGCCTGCCATCCGCAAGAGATGGAATAGAAAATGCAGAGCTATAAGGCAGCGGTGGCTGGCGGGCCCTCGAAATCTTAGTCCGAAAGCTGTCGTATACTTTATTCGAGCCGCCGTTGCATAGTATTTCAAATCTCTCGTCAAAATCCTCTATGTCAGAGGAAATCGTTGTGAATCCCCAGGTCGGGCTAGTTCCGCTGATGCTGCAAGGGGCAGCCTCGCTGTTGCCCGTCCCCGGCCTGAAGACAGAAACCCGATACGTTAAGGCTTCTTCCGAAAATTCTGGATCGGAGGCTTTGTATGAGTATTCTGTGTTGAAAAATGAACCCCCACCGGCAGTTATCCCACCGGCAGTTTTCCGCTTTGTCGTTTCTTCTACTTCAATACTTGTAAGAAACCTTTGAGATCGCGGATGAGAGGCTTCTGGATAAGGCAACGATTGATAGCCAGCAAAAAAAGGGTGGACGAAAGTGGTGTACTGCCCAGCACCGGCGTGCCCAAAAGGGTCCCACGCCATGCCGTCGGAGTCGATGAAAAATCTTCCGGAAACTCTCTCAAATCCATCTGGCCCAACAAGCTCGGCGGACAGCCCGGGGAGCACCGGATTTTCCGGGTCTAGCTCAACATGAGTGAGCCTTGGAACTTCTGTGTAGCCCCACCCAAAATACGTCTGACGGCAGTCATAAATCCGAAATTGCGGAGGCTCCCCGGACGCTGAGTCGCTCTGCTCTTCAAAAGTCACTATTTGAGGGATGGCGGGCTTCACGCCAAAAACCGGCGGATCAACCAGTATTTCGCTCACAAACATGTTTGACTGCGAAGACCCGGAGTCGGCGTAGCCCCAAAAGTTAGCATACGCTACCCCAAGTGTTAGGTAAGACACCGGCCCTCCTGGAGAAGCCGGAACTGAGCACGTTTCTCCTGCCGTAATCTTCACCCCCCTGCCGACAGGAATCTGGTTGTCTCCAAAAAGGAAGTACCCCTTGCCGTCCGAAACTCCAATCTGCGCGAATGTTCCGTTCGGCAGAAAATTCGCGTAGCTGCTTACGCTGCTCCAGGTTTTTTCTCCCACCCTCTCCGGCACGAGCCGTGATTGTGTCGCAAAGAAAACGCCGGGCTCCTGCGTGTACCCGCTCCCCCCGGACAGGAGTGACACAGACTGATAGCCGCCGTTTCCCGTCAAGGAAGCAACGCCTCTGGCAATCGTGCCGATGCCGTCTTCTGCACTTCTTTGGCCGTCTGGGCACCACACGTTCGCATACTCGCTGACCGGAGGTCGCCAGTACATCGAGATGTCGGGCTCAGGAGAGGTGCCGACAAATGGGGCGTCGCTGTACTCAATCTCCAGATCAACCGAGCCGTTTGGAGGGAGGGGCGGCACTTCCGAAATGTTCGTAACTGGCCCGGACGAGTGAATGGCCGAATTGGATTCAAACAAAACGAGCCCGTTGTAGTTTTTCCAGTTTAAAGTCGAGCCGCTCGGACCCTCGGCGGACATTGATTTTACGCTTGATGTGGCGTTGGTAATACCAAACGGGTCAGGCGTTGCATAGCTTATGAGTTCATGGAATTGCCACGAAGTTGGGCAGCTTGCATTCGGAAGCCAGCTTCTTGCATAGGACACGACGCCTTGGGGTGCCGGATTCGGTCTTCTTCTTTTGAAAAAGGTGCGAAGTGTTGGCGGCGTAATTCCAAACCCACCAGCGGGCGAACTAAGGGTCCATGTGCAAGAAAAACCCGGGCTCGCTCCAGCCCCGGGAGGCGGCGGCTGCGGCGGGGCGCCCGTATCGCCTGTCCCCGACCCCGGGCCTGTCCCCGACCCGGGGGGCGGCGAGGGGGGGATTAGGGCAGAAGAAACATCCAACGGAACCTCTCTTCCCCCACCGCCGACTAGCACGGCTGAGTGAATTTCAAACGGGCCAGCGCCGGATAATGAGAACGGCATCACTATTCCGTCGCTAAACAAACGCCTTCCTGTCTGCACTGGCGAGGGTGGGCCCTCGATCCTCACAACCGGCCCCGGCCCCAGGACGACGCCCCCGACAACCGCTCTTTGCGAAATCGCGTCATCGCCAGCCGGTGTGGCGACGACCACCAGCGGATATGCTCCCCAACTCGGCGTCCCGCTGTACCCGCTGCCCGGCTGAACAACATCAATGGCAATCACGGGGCCGTGCAAATTGTCGACCACGGCCGAAGCGCCGGTGCCGCCTCCGCCGGATATGCTTATCAGCGGAATGTTTTCCCAGCACACCGGATTGTCTGAATGACTCCACGTTATGTTAGTTGACGGCTGATCTTTCCACGCGTCGCCGTCGTACTGCCAGGGCAGCCAACCGACAACAACTTTCTGTATTGATGAAGCCGACGGCACGCACTTTGCCGCAGCGCCGGAGCCGTCTCCAGACACTTGCGCCGACTCGCTCGGGGCGTTGACATACGGAGAGGTTTTCATCCGCCTCGCGGCCGCCCCGCTCGATGTCATTGTCCATGAAACAATCTCGCCGTTTTCGACGACCGCATTTGCGGTCGCGCCAGTGACGGGGTCCGTGGCGGTGGCTGCCGTATAGCCAGAGCCGCGACTAACAACCTCAAACCGAGCCGTTGTCGTGGGGGACATTATCGCCCACAAAACCGCTCCCTGGTCCACGTCGCCCCCTTGAGGGACAGCGTTAATCACTGGCGGAGAGGTGTACCCGGAGCCACCAGACACAAGCCGGATGTCCCTGATCTGCCCCTTCCAGGTCAGCGATAGCTCCGCGCCGCTGCCGGTAACCGGAACCGGCGATTCCTGGCCGCCCGACAGTTTCCTTGATTCGATCGAGAGGGAAGGTTTCCTGGTAAATGCAGGGGGATAGCTTACAAGCTCTACGGACCTGACCGGGCATGAAACAACCGCGCGAAAAAATTCCCCACCGTAAAAATCTCCGCCGTTTTCGTACTTTGGCAGAAGCGACCACAGAGAGCCATCGGTTTTAAGTATGTAATTTCCGGAAAAACTGGCCCAGTCTGTGTCTTCGCCAATTTGGTGCGGCATTGGACCCCCCGCCCAGCCCGCCGTCGGGAAAAAAAGGGGGCTATCAGCAAGCTCCCAAAGCGTGCCGTCGCTCTTGATTGCGTGCGTCGGCGCGTAGGGTTGATAAGGATTCGTGCTATTAAAATCAACCCAGTTTCCCTGCCTATCAACCCAACTAGCGTAGGAAATGCCCTCCGGGACGGCGCCCGTCCACCACCAAGCTGAAAAGCCCAGGCCGTGAGTAAAGTAATCTTCGTATTTCTTGCTGTACAGCCAATACATTATCTCGTCACACTTGAGCGCTCAGAAGGACCCACTCTATCGTAAGCTCCGACAGTTGCCTCTTGTAAATGTAGCACGTCCTGGCGGCGGCCCACTGCGCGGGCGGTATTATCCCGAGCTTGTTGTATACCAATAAGGTTGTGGCGGCCGTAAAAGAGCCTTGAACTGCCACGTTTACGTTTTTGGAACTTCCGTTTTGCCAGACCCCGTAAAAGGTTGCCTCAATGATCTCCGCTCCATCGCCCCCACCCCCGCCCGCCGCCCTCGGCAGCGTACTGCCTTTCCTCCCACGCCGCCCACGCTCATGCGCCTGCACCGCCGCGTTGATCCGCTCGGCATCCTGGAGCTTGAACTGAACAGGCCTCTGCCCCCAGTTCCCGCCCGATTTGTAATTGCCTGAACTCATACCGTATCTGGAATTACGGGGAACGTGCCGTTGAACGTCAAAGACTTGTAGATGCGGAAACTCAGCATGTCCGGCGGCTGTCCCGGGGCCTTCGCGCGGCCGTTACTCAACGCCGCCGGCTCGCTTACGGGGTCCTTGCCGGCAAGAATCTTCTTGCGTTGCCCGCCGACGATCTCGTTGAAACCCACGTCCCAGGTCTGGAGGTCCCAGCCCGTTCCACGGTAAGCGAGCGTCGTGCTTACCTCGTAGTATAAATACTGAAGCCCGAGTACCCCTTCGATTTTTCTGTTTCCGGTGATCGAAAGGCACTTCCACGTCCCCGCCGCTCCGCCGCTCCATGAGTCGCTGTTGATAGCTCCGACGTAATTCTGGGCTTTTACATACGGGAACGGGGCAGGGGTATTCGCAGAGATCGTGACCGTAAACTCGCCCTCGTCCCTGTCGAGGCCGCCGATCGGGTCGCCTGCGGTGTTGATGATGATCCGCTTCGTGTTGTTGTCGCCTGAGGTTGGGTAGTGCCAGAAGCACGGCGCGGAGGCGAGCGAACCGGAGAAGGAGAACTGCGGAGGCCTTGCCGTCGGGTCCGGGTTTGCGTCCTCCGGGACGAGGCCCTTGTAGGTGAACGTGACCCGATAGTGAAACGGCGAGTCGCCTTCCTGCTGAACGCTCGAATCCGTGAGAAAGGCGTACTGGTTCTCGGGGTGTGGGTCGAGCCACGCAATTCCGGGGGCGGCACTGATTTCGTCATACGCGTTTGCGGCGTCGTCGACCGTGACCATCCAGATTCGCGTGTACGTCGGCATGTCGCCGAACGTCGCCGAACGCGACCGGCCTCGATACATCTCGCGAACTGAAACGACTGCCATGTGCTACCTCGCCGAAAGCTGCGCGATCACTGGCGCAGCGTCTGGGTTTCTCGCTGCATCGGCGAGGAACCGGGTGTTCTTGGCGACCTCAAGCTGTGCCTTGAGCGACGGATTATCGTTGCCGCGAAGAATGCGGAAGAACGTGTCGACGCCAGACTTACTGCGAACGTCGGAGCCCTCGATGCCACGGCGGTCTGGCTTGAGATTGTCGAGGGCGGGGCCGAGCGACTCTTGAAGCTCGGCTTGGAGATTTTGCTTTCGGTCGGCAAGCTCCTTGTCGTCGATCAGGCCTTCGCTGTTGGCCTTCTGGAGCGTCTCCAGGTCTCGCTGGAACTTCTTGACGGGGCTCTCCTCCTCGCCGCCAGGGAGGAACGACTTCTTGGCCTCTTCCTGGCCCCGCTTGAACTCCTCGTCGGTGATCGCACCCGATGCGAGGGCCTCGTCCAGGTTCTTCATTCGCTCGGCCAACTGCGTGACCGGGTCGAGCGGAATGCCGAGCGACTGGAGCAGCGTGTCCTTGGCCTTTTGCGACCCCTTCGCAAACTCCTCGGCGCTGATCTGGCCCTTTTTGAAAGCCTCCCTAAGTTTGTCCATCTGCTCGGAAGCTGCCTGCACCGGAGATTTCTCGATCCCGAGGCTGGAAAGCAGCTTGTCTCTTGCTTCTTTCAGGCCCTTGACAATCTCATCGAAAGAAAGCTCGGAGGCATTCTCCGCGATCTTATTGACGGCGTCTTCAAAGTCCTGGGCCGGAGTCTTGGGAATTCCAAGCGAGGACAGAAGCGCGTCTCGCTGTTCTTTGACGGCCTTGTTCTTCTCCTCTTCCGTAACGACGCCGTCGCGGACAGCCTTTTCCAGCTTCTCACGAGACTTTGCGAGCTTCTCCGCGCCGGATTGCTCGACGCCCAGGCTTGCCTTGACCTTGTCGGCGTTCTCCTTGATCGCCTCCTGGTACTCTGCGAACTCCGACGGTGAGAGCGTGGCCTGAATCTCGGCCATCGACTTGCCTGTCACGCCGAACGCGTCGTTGACCTTGTCGATACCGGCCTTGAGGGATTGCGACGCGGTGGCGTCGAGACCGGCGGCCTGACGGCGGTCAATGGCGAGGTTGTTGTTGGCGGCGGCCAGTTTGGCCGGGTCCTTTCCGCCTCCGAATGCCTCGTTGATCTTCGCTTGGCGTTCAGCAAACTGTCCCCCGAGGTCCTCCCCGGCACCGAGGGCCGAGTCTCGCTTCCGTGTCGCCGCAGCCCTCGCCTGAGTGGCCTCCTCTTCGGTGATCTTCTTCGACGGATCGGTCGCATTGACCGCCTCGTCGATCTTCTTCATCTGCTCTTCAAAGACCTTCTGCGGGCTCTTCTCAACGCCGAGAGACGCGAGCAAGTTGTCGCGGGCCTCCTTCACGGCCCGATCGAACAGGGCAAGCTGCTCGGCGTTGCCGGCGAGCTTCCGCCGGACCTCTTCGAGCGGCTGTCCGGCGAAGCCGAACTGCTTGGCGATGTTATTGAGGCTGGACGAGAACGCCTCGAACGGAGTCTTCGTGACGCCGACGGCGGAGGCGAGGTCGTCCATCGCCTTCTTCATCTCGGCGCCGAACTCGTCGCCGGAGATGAGGCCTGAGTCTCGGGCCTGGGTCAGGTCGCGAGTCCGCTCCTGGAGTTGCGACTGAGCGTCCTTCCCTACGAGCCCTTCGCGTGCCTGCTTCCGTGCCAGGAAAGACGCAGAGGCCTTCTCGCTCGGGTTCAGGTCCGGGTTGTCGGCGATCTTCTTGAGTTCCTTCTCCAGCTTCTGGACCGGAGACGTGAACGCGTCTTCGAGCTTCTTGCGAATGTCGTCGGCGAAGGAAATGTCGGCCTTTATCTTCGCCCGCTTCCGATCTAGCTCGCGATTAACCTCCTCGACAGCCTTAGTCGCTTCCTCCTGGGCGTTGGTGGAGTCGAGTTCAGCCGTGATCGCCGCAAAACCTGCCGAGTCGATCTTGCCGGAGTCGAAGTCCTCCTGGGCCTGAATTCTCCTCTGATCTAGTTCTGCCTGGAAGCCGCCAGTCGCCTGCTTCTTCTTGATGGCCTCAAGGGCGGCGGAGTATTCCGCCTGCAACTCGGCGGCACGCCTCTTGACCTCGTCGGAAGCCGGCAGCAAATCGTCGCCGACCAAACGGACGGCGGTCAGGTCGCGGAAAGACTTTTCGGAAGACTTGACCGCATCGTCGAGTTGCTTGAAGAGTTCCAGGTTTCTCGCAAGCGTCTCCTCGGGGCTCGACTTTGCGATCTCGTCGAGACCCTTGCTGAGATTCTCTGCAATGCCGGCGGCGCCTTCGTTGAACTGCTCGATGTTGATTTTATTGGAGCCGAGCGCTCGCTGTAGTTCGTTGAACTCCTCCGTGCTCCTGGAAGCAGCATCGGCCCCGGCCTTCCCGAACTTGGCGGCCCGGATGGATAGCTCGGCCATCTCGTCCCTGGCGGATGAGATGCTCGACATGATCTCTTCCTTTGACGGCCCCTTGAGCGACTCGGCCACGCGGGCGGCCTGGGCAGCAATGCTTGCCGCCCACTGGCTCGCCTGCTCTTCGCTGGCCCCGAACGACATGCCGAACTGCACGACCGCTTCGCGAGCCTTTCCAAAATCGGCTTCCGCGACCCTCCCGTCGTCGCCGAAATCAACACTGGCCGTGCCAGAACTTCCGCCGGCTGGGGCGAACGCGTCGGCCACCGCCTTCGCGTCCTTTGCGAGCCCTGTTTCCTGGTTCTTCTCGACCGCCGCAGTCAGTTCCTCGACGCTGGCGGTGGCGCCGTCGATTTGCTTGGCGCCGTCGCCCCAGTTGCTGAAGAAGTCGACGATGCTCCCCCCGAGTGCATACAGGGCGACGGCGCCCACGACGAGGAGTTCGAGGCCACCAATCAGCAACCCGAGCGGCCCGAGGGCGAACAGCCACGCGACGTGCATGGCTGCGCAGGAGGCAATGGTGGCCGCAGTGGCCGCAGTGAGCGAGGCGACATAGACCGTGAGCGCCGCGACCGCGACGCCGATCAGTGCTGCGGCGATTGCAGCGCCTGCGGCGACCCAGGCTGCGGCCGTCGTGACTGCGCTTGCAATCGCAGTGCCGGCCGAGGTCGCCATGACGGCGCTGTAAATAGCCGAAGCGGACGTTACGGAAAAATAGGCGACTGCCACTGCGCCGAGCGCGGTCGTTATTGCCCCGAGGGCGGTAAGCGTCTCCTTGTCTCCTTCGGTGTTGATAAAAAGCCCGCCAAGTCCAACCAGTTCCGCAACCGCCTCAAGCAGGCCGGTCACTGCTTCTCCGAGAGAATTAAAGAATTCAATACTTGGCCGCAGGGATTCTTCAACGGCCGACGCGAAACCCTCCAGCGCGCCAACAAGATATTCAACTGGCTTCAAAACGGCATTGATCGCATCTCCAAGTAGCTCGAAAAGAATGGCTATCGAAGCCACAGGCAGGAAAGCCGTGACGATCTTCGCGACGGCCGCCGCGACCCTCGCGAAGATGCCGATCACTCTGCCTGTCACCTCGACGATCACCGCGAGCGGGGTGGACAGGTCTGCGATGACCTCGCCGACAGCGCCGACGAGCGGCGCGAGACCGCCGATGATCTCGGCCGACGCGTTGTTCCACGCCTCCTGCATCCTCGTGAAAGGAATGACGAGGTCGTCTGTCATGGCCCCGGATGCTGTCCGCAGCCTGTCGAAGGACTGGTCTACGGCCAGAAACCTCTCGAAATCGAGGTCGCTGATCGTCCCGCCGAGTCTTCCGATGTCTTCGTTGACCTGTTCGAGATTCTTGAGGAGCGGAAGAAGCTGAGGGCCGGTTCGCCCGAACAGGTCCATCGCGACCTGAGTCTTCTTGGTGGCATCAGGCAGCTTGGAGATTTCGCGAGCCACGTCAAGAAACAAGTCTTCGGGCTTCTTGCTCCGGAGGTCCTCGACGCTGATGCCCAACTGATTCATGGCCCCGCTCGCCTCGCGAGTCTGAGCCACGCCCAGGTTGCCGATCTTGATCTTGCTGACGTTCTGGCTGAAAATCTGCTGCGCACGAACGACGGAGTTGAGGGCGACTCCCGATTGCTCGGCGGCGATCTTGAGCTTCTCGATCTCCTGCACGGGCTGGCCGAACCTGTCGGCGAGGTTGCCCATCATCTCGGCGTTGTCGCCGACGTGTTGCAGCGCGTGAGCAACGCGACCCGTGGCAACGGCCGTGGCAACGGCCAGGGCGGTCGCGACCGGAAAGATCGAGGCAAGGCCGCCAATAGCTGTTGCGGCACCGGCGGCGGCACCGGCCATGATCGAAGTGCCCGATGCTGCGGCAGTGATGGCGCCGGTTGCTGCGCCCACGGCGGCAGTTTGCGCCACCGCGCCGGCTGCGACCCTAAAAAACCCGGCCGCAGTTTCTCCTGACGCCGCAGAGACTACAGAAAACACCGTCGCCAGCAAGCTGAAACTGCCGACAAGCCTCGCCGCCGGAGCGACGCCCGCCGCGATGCTCTTCATTGTCGCGGCAATTACTGGGGCCGCAGACTTCGCCGAAGCAGACAAGCTCCCAATCGACGCCGAAAACGCGTTGATCACGTCCGAGGCACTCTTTGACGACGCAACGGACGACGCGAAAGAAGAAACGAGCGAAGCGGCTTTGTCAAAAGCCGTTCCGACAGTCGCAGACACTCGCCCGACTATGTTGAAGTTTTGGGCGAACTTGGCGATAGCACTGACGGCGGTGTCGAAGTCCTTGTTCAGAAACTTCACGTCGGCCGAGAGGCTTTTCAGCGTGTCCGCGAGAGACTTGCCTGCGGCGAGAGCCCGGTCGGAGCCAGTAAAGTATTTAGCAGCGGAGACGGCGAGAGACTCGTAACCCTTCGCGAGAAGATCGGAAGCCCTCTGCGAAACGCGAAACACTCCCGCAGTCGCGATCTGATTGGTGGCGAACTGAGAGAAGAACCCGATAGACCTCACTACGGCTTCGTCAGATATCCCAAAAGCTCTGGCGGTTGCCAGCACGACGCTCTGTAGTGCTGCCTGCGCTCCCTCGACCGTCAAAAAAGACTTCGCGTAGTCCCGGACGGCCTGCGATGTAGCCTGGATAACAACCTTTATGGCTGTTCCGTTCCCGCGAAGGGCTTCCTGAATAACAACCAGCGACTTCTGCGTTGAATTAAGTCCGGTGATTGCGCTGATGTTTCGTACTGTCGCTTCTCGCAATTGCGAGTACGCCGAGGCCCCGGCAATCGCGGCCGAGGACAGCCTTGCCGTGGTCACGAGAAGTGACGCCAAGGGGCCACGCCCGCCGGAGGCTGCCTGCGAGGTCGCATTTATGGAGTCGCCGAGGTCTTCTACTGCCCCGCTGGCCTCTTCGACCTGCGACGAATCGGCGTTGATGGAAACATTCTTCGCAGTTTTTCCCGGGATGTCCGCGATCTGAGACTTCGCCTTTTCGACCCCAGACGACTCCACCGCTACCTTGAGCGACACCGACTTCGACGTGATCGAATCAAGCTGCTCGGCGAGCTTCTCAGCCTTCTCGGATACTCGATCGAACATGCCGGCAATGGAGTCGATGCCCTCGCTCAGCCCGCGAAGGTCGGCCCCGAACGCGACGGTAATGTTGCCGATCGTTGCCATTTACTTCTGCATCACCGCTGCGACTTTCATCAGTTCGCCCATCATCTGGCCTGCCGACTGGGCCGGCTTCCTGTGGCTCGGCATGATCATCTCTTCCTCAAGATTCTTGCTTCCCCAGGCAGTGCAAAGAGCCGTGGTGAGACGAGCGATTTGTCGCCACTCGTCCCCCCACGGCTCGATGAGCCAGAAGGCTTCCCACTCTGCAAGTTCTTCAGCATCGCACTCCTCAAGGAGTTGCCTGTGCGTCTTGCCGAGTGCCAACGCCAGCCGATACTCGAATCGCCGCCTCGGACGGCTTAGGAGTTTCCCGCGAGTTCCTCCACGTCGTCCTTGGTGAACCTGTTCAGCTTCATGCACTGCGTGAAGAGCCGGTCGAGGACGGCTGCCGACTTCTCGCCGAGTGCAGGGATTTCCTGCTCGGTGAAGAGACGGTTGCCTTCCGAGTCACACAGGCACTTCGCCACGAGCTTCGCACGGACCATGTCCACGCTCTTGTTGCCGCCCACGAACTCGGCCTCGAAGCGATCTCGCTCCGTGCCTGTTAACACGCGAAGGCAGACCACGCCGGGCTGTCCCGCATCATCGGGCCACTCGGGAACGGTGACCTCGACCTGCTTCTTGTCCTTCGCCGCCAGAATCGCCGCTTTGTTGAGAAACGCCATGCCTACCTACTCCATGAAAGAAAAAGAAACCGTATCCGGACAAATCGATTCTAAAACTCCGTGAGCTTGAACGTACAGTTGCCGCGAATGAACTCGCCCGCCTGCATCTGCGCAGAGAATTGGGTCAGTATCCCTTTCCAAGTCACTGTAAACCCGCTGGTCCCGCCCGGGGTGGCGGGAGCGTCTTGGAAGGTAAGCTGCCGCTTGTGGCCGACGAAGCCCGGCAAAGCCATTGCCGCAGTATTGGCAATGAACTCCATCTGCACCTCGCCTGGGTCGACGACGCTGTACTCCGTCGACTTGTAAACTAGCTTTCTCGAAGACCAGTTAGGGTCTGCGGCAGTGCCAGAGCCTATGAATGTGACGTCAATCTCTCCGGACGCGGACGCGTTGTACTGAAGAGACGTGACGCTAAACGACGTCGTTCCCCAGGTACACGAAAGCCCGTGCGAGGAGAGGCCGTTGAAAGCCACCCGGGCCTCGCTGTCTTAGTTCTGCGTCAGACGGAACGTCGCCGAGCCCTTGATCAACTCGCCGACAGCGGCCGTTACGCTTGCCTGAGTGCAGAGCGCCACGGTCGGCATGCCGGTCGTGAAGCCCGCGTTCGAGCCGCTGGCGGCGATCGTCCAGACGATCTGGCCGGTAGAGGTCATTTGGGGGAGCGTCATGCCGACGAACTCGATCTGAAGCTCGGGAGCCTCGCGGATCGGAGCAGGGCGGAAGCTGCGGAAAGCGCCGGTCGGATCAGAGAGCGACGAGACGTCGATCTCGCTGACCTGCTGCGACACCTGAATGCTGTTGGCCGTGAAGGACTGGCCCGAGAACTTGAAGTCGATTCCCTGCGAAGACTCGAAAGGCATTTTTTCGTCCCTCCTTGGACGCTAAACAGTTTCTTGAAAGCGGACGTCGTAGACCTGATCAACCCTGTACAGCGGTTTTGACTGGCCTTCGGGAGGACGCTCCATGTTGTCGCTCTCGGCGGTCAGTGCCGTTGAAATGATTTTCACGCCTGAAAAATCGCCCGTAAAGTTGTCGATCTCCAGGCGGATCGAGTCGGCGATGTCCTTGGCCTCGGAGTAAGACTCCGAGACGATCGACACTGAGAAAGTCGCCACGGGGACCCCGAAATTGCCCCCGAAGCCGCGTTCCCGGCGGGTGGAGGACCGGCGGTAGACCACAAGGGGGAACGGAGCGGTCTGCGGGGCCAGCACCGGATGGACGCTCGCCTCTGTCGCTTTGGTGAGAGAGTCCTTCAGCCACGTTTCAGGCGCTGGCATTTAGCTGCTCCAAAAATGACGACTCCAGAACAGAGGTCGCGGTGGCCTCGAAGTCCTCGAATTCCTGGGCCAGAAGCTCCTCCAGGTCCTTCGGCGGAACCCAGAGAACGCTTCGCCCTCGCGTGCGGGGGCGGGTGACGCTGTCGAGCTTTGGGTTTCCGGCCTTCTCGACGCCTTCCTCGTAGCCGACCATCGCCTCGTCTTCGTCGACTCTCGCGATGACTGATTTCTGGAGCTTGCCGCTGTAGCCGGCAGGAGTCACGTCCGACACGCGGGCCTGGAATTGCCCCGCGACTTCCGTGAGGGCCTTCTTCCGGTCGAGCACCGTTGGAAGGGCCCGGATGGCGTCAACGGTCTCGCGAAGCCCGACTATCTCAACGCTCACGGCCACTCCTTGCAGACCAACTGGTGCTCTTCTCGGTTGCCCTTCTCAGTAACGGCGACGATGTCGAGGGTCTTGGCGGGGCTCCTGGAGTTCCAGATCAGCCGCATTCCCGTCGACAGGCCGGGCAGATAGCGGAACCGCACGTTGTATGCGCCACTCGTGTACATATACAAAGCGCCAGTCGCCTCGGTGATCGTCCGACCATCGACAGCGGCCCGGCGAGTTGCAAACGTCGACCACGTCTGAACGGTTTCGCCGTAGGCGTTCGTCGACTCCGACGCCACCTGGATGGTCACCGACTCGCGAAGGTCGCCGGCATTGATCACCGGTACTGCCCCCAGTTGACAGTGCCGAGTAGCGTCTCGGCGGACATGGGCACGGGAGCGAATCGGACCTCAGAAACGCTCTCGCGAGTGCGATACCAGTGGGACAAGATGAGAAGCATCGCGTGGCGGGCGGGGACCGGCACGTCGGCTCCGGTGGTTCCGTAGCCCGCCCACCACGAGATGACGACGTCGTTCTCAGCGCCGCGCGATGACGGCCATGTTCCGTTCCACTGCGGGCGGATGACGGCGGGGGTCGAGTCGCGGTCCGTCCGAAAGTTCGTGAACGCCACTGGCGAGAAGTTGTCCGACGGGATGTACTCGACGACGACCGCGTCCGCCATGACAGGAGGGCGGGGGAGTGGCAGGTCCCAGGCGGGGAAGTAGTCGAGCTTCATCCGAAGCTGGGTCCGCAGGAGAGTGCGGTCGACGTAGTTCTCGACGTAGTGTCTCGCGGCCGTGATCAGGGAGGCGACGTACAGGTCGTCGTCGGTGAAGTCTGAGTCGATCCTGAGGTGCTGCTTCGCCTCGGCAACGGACACGGGCTCGACGAGCGGCTCCGTGACCCGAACGAGAGATCGGTATCTCAGGTTGACGCGAGAGATAATCTCGATGGAGCGGCTGAAGCGAGAGGGGTACGTCATTTCGCCCGCCGCTTCTCTGTGACGACCGCTCGCTCGGCCCGCGAGGTGTCCTGGTCGGCTCGGTCGACGGCAACCGAACGCTCCTCGCGGGCGGGCTCGGCTGCGCCCTCGGCGATCCAGTTCTTGGCGAGCGGGTCATGCACGTCAGCCACCTGCCCGGCCTTGTACCAACTCCAGTCTCGAAGCATTCTGATTTTCATTGCGGCGCCCTTTTGATTGATTTCTCTGCGTGATCTTCACTGCCCCAGGCCTCTGGCGGCCGCTTGCCTCCGGCCTCCCAGAAATGCGTCGGGTACTGATGCATCGCCTTCAACCGCTGGTCGGGCCAAGTGATCACAAGCTCCGCGTGACCGATCGCGACCTGCGGGCACACGGCAACGGTGTTGCCAGCCTTGCGGAATCGATGCCAGAATTCGATGTCCGGGTCTCGCCTTCCGTCCCCCCAGTCTCCGTCTGGGCCAGGGATGCCGATGAACCACGGCTTCTCCATTCGTCGCAGGGCCGCCGTGCGGATGATCGTGAGCCCGAAGTGTGCCGTGTCGACGGGCTGGGCCGGGCTCTCCCACCACTCGGACGGCAGGGTCACGGTCACGGGCCCCTTGTCTGTCGCGAGGCCCTCCGGAGTGAACATCAGCGTCTGGTCGTCACGCTTCGTCTGAAGTGGAGCCAGAGCGTCGACGCCGCTGATCAGCATTGCGCCCATCAGCCGGTTCACGCAGTCGGGCTCGAACACAGAATCGTAATCAATCGTGATCACGAACTGGTTGCCGGCCTCCTCCTTAGAGAGGTCCGTGAGGAGCCGTGACATGGTCTGGTCCCAGAACGCGCCGGTCCCCTTATGGATTTTGATTCCATGAGGGGCGAGCGCCGAGAAGACCGTGAAGAAATTGTCCTGGAACCCCAGGCGGGGCACCGAGAAACAGGCGGCTACCTGAACGTCATGCTCGACGTTGCCAACGAGGACTCGCATTCATTCGCTCCAAGCCCTCCGGTGAAATAGGCTTGGGCATCCATGCCCAGACGAGTCGTCCTTGACTCAGCCGGAAACGTAGCTGTTGACACCGGCGGTCGCGGCGTTGTACGGCATCTCGTGAGCCTTCGAGAGGCGAGCAGCCGTCACAACGGGAACCGTGTTGCCGGGGGTCGTCACGACCGTGATGTACCGCTTCTTGGCACGCAGGTCGAGGTTGAGCCGAGCCACGGCGCCGTTCTTGCCGGTCGTCGCACCGGCAGCGGCCGTGACCGTCATGCCGGTGATGTCCGTCTGGCCGCTGCCGGCCGTGTCGCTCTCCTGGAGCTTCAGCACGGTGGCGTAGCTGGACGTTGCCGCCGAGAACGCGCCGTAGCAGACGTCGACCGAGAGGTACTCGTGGCCGATCGTGTCGATCTCGTGGCTGTGGGTGGCGTTGGACGCGACCGAGGCCGTCACGCGAACGTCGGACTTCGTGGCTTCCAGATGGTTCATGTTCTATCTGCTCCGGGAAAGGTTTGGGTAAGTGTGTCCGTACAAATCAGGAGAGGGCCGTGCGGAGACCGACGAGCGGGCCAGCCTTCGTGTTGTCGCCGCAATCGTGGGTGACCGCATCGAACCTTGTGGTCGCCACGATCAAGGTCTGGTCGAGTTCCGCGTAGCGGTCGACCGAGGTCTTGATCTGGAGGCCACGACGGGTCGCGTACATCGTCGAGAGCGACAGGTCGCCCAGGAGGAACTTGACCTTGCCGGCGTCGACGCCGAGGTTCGCGTCCATTGTGTGGACGAAGTTCACTGGATATCCCAACAGACGCATTTCGGGAGCTTCAGCAAGGTTCGAGGCGTTGTTGCCGCCCGTCAGCTTGCCCTGGTTGGTCAGGCCGAGACGCTGCACGCTGGCGGCGAACACGGCCGGCGAACAGTACCATGCTGCGCGAGCGCGACTGTAAACCGGAAGCCGAGCGGCCGCGTTCACGAAGTCGTCGATCGTCAGGCTGGTCACGGCCGTGTTGCCGGTTGCGGCGGTCACGAGGCTACCGTTGTGGTTGCCGTCGGCAACCTTCACCGCAGCACCCACGATCCCGCCGTCTTCGCCCGAGCCCGTGCCCACGAAGCCCACGCGATCCGTGAGAATCGCGATGGACCGAGCGATTTCAGTCGTCAAATAATCGGCGAGATTGATGACGGTCGCGTCTTGAAGGAGTTCCGAAGACATGCGGTTCGAGACCGCCACCTTCTTCGCCACAAGCTGCACGCGGTCCCACGAGGCGTCCGAGTCCGGAATGCTCGTGTTCTCGCCAATAAAATAGGCCTGGAGGCCGCCGACCCGGCGAGGCACCACGAGGGTGTCCGAGTTCATGTTGACGTTGCGAGCGTTCGCGGCGAACACTCCATACTGCTCGACCAGCACGACGATTTCGTTGAGGACCTCCTCCGCCACGAACAGGCCGCCGAGCGAATTGACGCCCTCGCCCTGAGCGCGGCTGTCGACCACGCCGTGGTCCGTACACCACCGAGTGGCGTCGCGGTCGCCGAACAGGGTCGACTTGAAGTACATGCCAGCGCGATAGGCACGCTCTTCGGCGTTGGGACCCTTGAAGCCACGGAGACGGCCGGCACCGGGAAGGTTGTGGTAAATCTGCGTCACGGATCGGCCCTCCTTGGCCGGGGTGTTGTTAACTGCGGCCACCGAAGCGGGGGTCGCCTTGTCCAGGACAGTGCGAAGTTCGAGTTCCTTCGCGGCAACAGACTCATAGAACTTGATGCGGTCGCGAATCTTCTCGGCCCGCTCACAGAGGCAGCGAATCTTCTTCTCCTTCGACTCCTCCTCCTCGTACTCCTCTTCGGGAGACTCGGACTTGGTCTCATCCTCTTCCATGCCGGCCTTCTCGGTCGTCTTCTCGGTGTCGACCTCGGTGTCCTCGATGCCACCCTCTTCCTGGAGGGCGCCCATCTCGGCGAGGACGGCGGCGAGTTCGTCGAGCAGTTGCTTGACCTTGGACGAGGCTTCCATGTGATTCGCTTCCTGGTTTGTGTGCGTGTGGTGGCAAACAGGTGCCACACGTTCAAACTATTTGGAAGCGATCACTCACCCAAAGAAGGGCAAAAGAGAAAGTGTTGTGTGGCACAACACTATTTTTGATGGGCTCGACGCCAGCAAATCGAACGCACGTCGGTCGCCGTGACCACGGAGCGGGCAGGGTTGCCGCACACTTGGCACTTGAGATACCGGACTTGAAACTCGCCGCTCTGCCGCGAGCTTCTGGTTGCCATGAGGCCACAACAGCCAGGGCGGGAACACTTATCACCACTGCGAAGAGACATAGGCTCCTTACCTTCTGGAAAACTTACCCTTCACCGTCTGCACGGCATCGTGCGCGAACGAATGCACAGGGGCCGTGAGATACGTCGCCACGAGGACGTCCGACGCATGCCCTGCGGCGAGCGTGAATCCATTCCGAACTAGCTTCGAGACATAGGCGGAAGAGCTTTTCTTCACGACCACCGAGATCGACTTCGGCGTGGACTTATCAGCGATTTCTTTGACGCGGGAGATTTCCTTCGTTGTCAGTTCGCCCGTGGCTCGCCTGGGGTAGACGGTGATCGTTTTCTTGTCGACCTCGACGCTGAAGGTCTTCTTGCCGTCTTTGTCGCGGATCGTGAGGCGTAACGAGTTCCCCTTCGTGTCGGCCGACGACTCCGGAGCGCCCCCGAGCTTCTGGACAAGGTCACCGACCTGCTTCGTGTCCATCCCGAGCTTCTCGATCGTCTTCTTCACTCGCGTCGGCCGCATCTGGTTGTCGTAGATGCCCTTCACCGCGCCGGTGGTGGCGCCGATGGCGGCGGCCGGCTTGACCACGGCAGGCCCCCCGGTGAGAAGGCCAGTGATCGCGCCCTTGATCCCGCCCTTGACGGCGCCGGATGCGGCGGCGGCGACGACTCCGGAGGCGCATGTGTTGCCAGAAGAGAACTTCCCGCCCTCGTCTCGCCCGCAGTCGCGTGCCTCCGCGAACGCGAGCAGGCTGGCGTAGCGGGCGTCGAGCTTCGCCTTGAGCCTTTGCTTCGACGAAAGGCCGTCCCATGATTTCTTCGTTTGATCCGGATCGTTCACGACCTCGATGTCGTACTTTTTCCCGCCGGCGAAGAGCCTCTTGGCAATCGTCTTCGGAAACGCTTCTTTGGCAAAGCCCTTGATTTGCTTCGCCTCTTTGTCCGAGACCTTGTCGCTCGTGTAGATCGTGGCCCCGTAATAGCCCATGTGGATGAAGTGCGTCTCGTTGTTGTTCCGGTCGCGGATGAAGATGTTCACGCCCTCATCGCCGCGAGTGGAGTCGATCTCGACGATGGAGTTGCTGACCTTGCCACCCAGGTCGCGGATCAGCTTCTTGATCTGCTTCTCCGTGGTCCTCATCTGGTAGAGCTTGCGGGCCACCTTCGTCTGCACCTTGTCAGACTTCGTGCGGACGTTGCGGATTCGCTCGCCCTTGCTGTTGGAGATGCCGCACGAGTTGTCGACCCCACCGCCGTCGCCGGTTGCACAGAATGCTCGCATCTCCACGCCGTCGAGGTCGTACTCAAACTCGTCGCTGCGGCTCGACTTGTTAATGACCCTGCCGATGATCCCCTTCGTGTCGAGCACAACCGGCGAGACGGGCGTCACATCCGAGACCGGGTATCCGTACTTTCCGGCGGGCGTGACGTAGTGCGGGCTGCCTGGGGCAACGTGATGCTTATCGCGATCCGCGTCGAAGTCCTTCTTCGTCTTATAGAACTTCGGCTCTCCGATCTTCATCGTTCCGACGAGCGTTGCCTTGCCCTTGCCGGTTCGCACAATGCCAACCGTCTTGCCGACATAAGGGCGAAGCGAATCTGTAGGGCGAGTCTCGATCGTTTTCTTGCCGGCCAGAATCTGCCCAGTGAAGTCCTGTGTCGAATCGTTGATGTTGATGCCGATCCGACACTTGTTCCCGTCTCCGAACTTCCCGTCCGGAGTACGGCCGCAATCCGCCGCTCCAGTGACGGCGCCACCGCCAGCGTTCGTCCCCGCACCCATGGCGCGGGCCTGCGAGAACGCGACCAGGGCTGCGATACGGCAGTCTGTCGAGAGGCTCATCAGCGGCGGCCCTTGAGGAACCTCAGCGTGTCGTCGATGACTTGGCGGGGGTCGACGGATCGCTTCTTGATTCGTCCCTTCACCTCTTCCGAGAGCTTCTTGAATGCCTCGGTCGTGTCGCCGTTCGTAAACGGATACTGCTCCGTCTTGCTGCCGTCCGGGTGCTGGCCCTGGACGTAGCCTTCCTTGTCTCCAACCTGCTTGGCAGTCCACGGATAATGCTCGCCCTTGCTCCAGGTCTGGACGCCACCGCCGTCGTCGGCCTTGCCTCCGTCCTTGCCTCCACGGGCAAGCTGACCCTCGCGTGCCTTGTCGAGAAACTCCTGGGCGTCCTTCTCTTTGGACTTGTCCTTGTGGTCGCCCTTGCTCCACTCCTTGTAGTCGCCCTTGCCGCCGCACGAGTTGTCGAGCCCGCCGCCTGGGCCGGTGGGGCAGAAGCCGCGACGCTCGCGGTAGAAGTCGAGGAATTCGTCGTAACGCTTGGACGACTTCTTTCCGAAAGACTTGATCATTGTGACGCGAGTTGCGTCGTCGGCTGCGATCGAATGCGTGAAGCCGGCGTCGACAAACGTGTCTTCTTCGAGCCGGTCCATCGTGTCGAGGGCGACCATGATGTGATCGACCCCGAGATCGCGCCCGGCCTTGATCAGCGTCTTCGCGAGTTGCCCGACGCTTTCAGTTCCCTTGCCGCCAATTGTGCTCGTGGCGCCTTCGACGAAAGCAACTCGCCCGGAGAGGCGACTTCCTACCTCATCCTTGCCGTACCTCTGAATCGACAGCTTGACGCCGCCGCCCTCCGCTTCGACGCCGCCGTTTTTGCCTGCCGTGATCGACATGGACTTCCCAAGCGTTCTTGCGAAAGAGTCGATTTTCTTGACAGAAGAACCGAACTTCTTGAGAGCTTTCTCGACCTTTGCAACATAGCGGTCGACGCTGACGGCGCCTGCGACAAGGCCAGCGAACCCGCCAACAATTGCCCCGGGCACTCCGGCGATTGCGCCTATCGCCGCGCCGGTGGCCGCGCCTGCAACGGCCGGCAGTGAGTCGGCGTGAATATTGGCGCCGACGTCGTCGGCGGGCTTGTCGCCGCCTTTGCCCCCACACGAGTTGTCGACGCCGCCGCCTGGGCCGGTCGGGCAGAAGCCGCGACGCTCAGCGATGAACTCCTGGCACTTCCGCATCTCTTCGCCGATGTCGATCTTCGGCTTCGGCGGCTCGGCCACGGCGGCCGGCGGATCGCTCGCCAGGAACTGCTCGTAGCTCCGCTTCGCGACGGCAACGGAAGAATCCCTGTACGCCGGGTAGGTCACCGGGCCGCAGTCCAGGAGCGATTTAATTTTTGTGACAAGCCGACGGCTTCTGCCGCCCTCGCGGCTCCACTTCTCGCCGCCTTCTGCCACGACGAAGCTGAAGCTCGATCCCTTCAGGTCCCCGCGAGCCACCATTTCGGCCAAATCTTTGCGGCTCTCTGGAAGGAGAATTTCGTACTTGAGGCCGATCTTGTCGACCACGAGCTTCATCGTGTTTGGATAGCGGCCGATGAGGTGATTCGGGTCGTGGTTGAACAGGCCACGAGTCTCCAGGGGGCGACCTTCGAGGTCCTTGCCCTTCTCGACGATCTCGAATGCCGACGGCGCAATTTGCTCGACGAAATCCCCCAAGAGCAACGAGTCGGTGCGGAACTTGGCCGCGTACCCGACAAGGTACGTCTTCCGCTCTCCGGTCTCCGGGTCGGCACGCTCCTCGACGCCGAGTGCGCCCTCGGTGGCGTTCTCCGATCCCGTGGTGGCAAGATACCGACGTTCGACGTTGTCCATCGCGGTCTCCTTGCCATCGATGCTACGGGCTGGCGTATCCAGACTATAAGAGCGGCCTTCCTTCTCGTCGGCAGCGTTCATCTGCTCGACGACCTTCTTGGCCCACGAGTAGCCGCTCTGGAATCCGCCCCACAACTTCGCGGCGATGTAGCCGTTCGAGGGCCAGC